TCGCTAACAAACAAAACCACAATACAAGTAGCAAAGAAGGTGGGTGTTGGTGAAAATACATACAGACACTACAAGAAAATAGTAAAAGAAAAACCTGATGTCATAACAAAGATAGAGAAAGGACAATCAAGTATCGATAAGGAATATAAAAAACTAACAGAAACACGAACAATACCTAATATGCCATTTAGACAAAAACACATACCGATGATTAGAGATGGCACAAAGACACAAACAAGTAGGTTTCGTAATATGTGGAAAGTCGGAGATACTGTGGAAGTTGTACTATATGAACCAAAGATAACAACTATTAAAATAACAAAGGTAACTAGAAAGAAACTAGATGCATTTACCGAATCTGATGCAAAACGAGAGGGTGGTTATACTTTGGCTAAATTCAAAGATATATGGAAGTCTATTCATGGGGAGTGGAAAGACAATAGTGATGTACATTGTATTGAATTTAAGGAGGTAAAAGAATGATAATAGAAGATGCTGTCATATTAGCTATCGCAAGACCTATAAAACTAAAAAATGGTAGAATAAGCAGGTGTGTTATTGCCTATAGCGAAGAATTAAAAGAGTTAATTAGATTATATCCCACATATCATCTATCGAAAAAAATTAGTGAAGGTAATATGGTTAGGTTAATGGTTATTCGTGGCGACAGTAGGGATTACAGTTTTAAATTGATTAATTCAAAAGATATGAAAAAAGCAGATGACAACATTAAAATAGTAAAAACACTATCAAAACAAGAAATGAGTATTTTAATTAGAAGTATAGAAGCAACAACAATATATAGCTTAAATAAGGAACATAAAAGCATGGGTATAGTAAAACCCACCAATATAAACATTACGTTGGAATATGATGAAAACTGTAAATTATTTAAACCATATATTACTTATAGTTGCGGTCAACTGTGCAAAAACAAAGGATTACACCATCAACAATTATTGGATTATAATGCATATGGAAAAACAAGAGGATTGCGACCAGATAAATTACGGAGTTTATACAACATTGATAATGTGCGATTCATTCCGTATTTAATAGTGGGTAATCATCACGCACATCGTAATGTCTTTATGGTAATAAGTATATACAGTAGAGAATATGAGGCATAAAATGACATTCGACAAATATGGCAATAGAGATAAATTTAATGATTGCATATTCCCCAAGGATGGTTACGATTATGAATATGTATGGACAAAAAACGGATGGACTCAAGTAAAAGGCAAAAAATTATCTGAACTACCCAGACAAAAATGGGATATAAAGGAGGTATAAAATATGGAAAAAGAAATAAAATTAAGGAAAGGTTTTGTTCTGCAACAAAGTACAGACAAAAGTTATATGTTATATAATCATAGCATAGGCTTTTTCTTACATGCAGACAAAATAAAGCTAGCGACAGAAGATAGTTGTACGTGGTTAAAATTCCACAAGGACAATGATGCGTATGTAGGCTCTATTTGGTTAACTAAGTTAGCAGTTAGCAGAGTCAAAAAATTAATGGAGGAAAAATAAAATGGAAATAGTTGGATTGATAAACAAAGAAGAAAAAAACGATATATTGTTTATAGCAAAACTAGCATTAGTAGGCAATCGAGCAAGAGAATTATCTCAGGAGGTGACAAAATGGCAAAAATAGGAAAGCAAAAGTTACACGAAATTGCTGAATTAATAATAGAGAATTTAAAGTACGACATTGAAACTATGGGATACCAAGATTATGATGTAACAGCTTACTTACAAAGAAAATATGTGCAAAAAATAATAGATGAACTCAATAATATCTTAGAGGAGGAATAAAAATGGATGCTCAAGATGAATACTGGATAGATGATTATATTTGGATGTATGTGCCAAAGAGAGGCGAGAAATAATGAAACCATCTACAGCGTTATTGATAGGACTCTTGTGGAGCTTCGGTTGTATAGGAGCAATGACACTTGTAATTTTATCATGGATAGGAGGCATATAAATGAAAGTAGTAATACCACAACAAGTTATAGACTATCTTACATTACAAGGTACGTTTGACATGTGGATACAACATGAATTAAATAATAGAACAGTAGGAGAGAAAAAATAATGAATTTAATTGACAAAATAATAGCGTATAAAACAGGTAAACTAGATAGTAAAAACATTTTAGCTCTACTTACAGAACTTGTTAGAGCAAAACGAGCATGGACATTGCAAGGAGCATATCATCTTATTGAAACAAAAGGATTGAAACTAACAAAGCAAAGCAACAACGAGAATAAAACTGTTCTTAGCAAACGACCTTCAAAAGCAGTTAGAAAATATCTAGGTAACAGAGCATGGACACATATATAAAGAGGTATTTGAGATGAATAGACAAGAAAAATTGTGGTATCTCAAAGAATATTACTACAAGAACAAAGAAAAAATAAATGCACAAAACAAAGAATGGAGACAAAAGCACAAAAGCAAATGTGTAGATTACCAAAGAAAATATGCACAAACTGAAAAAGGCAGAGTTAACAGAAACAAACTTGCAAATGAGACTAAGAAAAAGTATCCTGAAAAAGTAAAAGCACAAAATAAATTAAATCATTTACTAGAGAGTAAACGAAGTAATATTACAAACAATGATTTTATTTGTGCCATATGTGGTAGACAACCTATAGAGAAACATCACGAAAATTATAGCTTGTGGAATGTCTTTGTGCCGTTGTGTAAAAGTTGTCATACAAAAACAAGAGGTAAGTAAAATGAAAAACATAAATAATGTAGAAATAATAGAAGCTTGTGAGACAAATAAACCCTGGATGCACAAAGTCAGAAGTTGGACAAATAGGCGTAAATGGTATGACGTTATCCAGAGGAGAGATGAAACTTTCTTCTGTACATGCCCTTCGTTTAAGTTTGGCAAACAGGAATGCAAACACATCGACATAATTAAAATCATCTTGGAGGAATAAATATGGATAAGAAAGAAGTAGAAAAAATAATAAAAAACGCTAGAGATAACAACAAAAAAATTGACTTGCGAAATGCTGACTTGCGAAATGCTGTCTTGCAATATGCTGACTTGCGAAATGCTAACTTAGATTTTTCATCTTTTCCATTATGGTGTGGTAGTTTCAATATAAAAGATGATGGAAAGTTAGTAAAACAATTACTAGGACATATTGCTAGAATTAATTGCACCGACAAACAACTACAACAATGGATAAAGAAAATACCTAAAAAGTATGCCAATGATATATGCAAAAGACATGATGTTGAGGAGGTATAAAATGAACAAGGATAAATTAAAAGGGTGTTTTGTTACATACTTAGACAAAGATGGCAAGTATAGAAGTCACAAAGTAGTAAAAGTAACAGGCTTAACACTGACTGTCAAAGATTGCCTTGGAGTCAAGCACAGAATACACCCCAAGAAGAACAAAATATTTGGCAGACAATTAAAGAAAACTATGGAGGAAATAGAATGGTGAAAAAACCAATTAGAGATTTTGAATTGAGGAACGTAAGCCCTGATGACTGTATTAATCAGGCAAAAGGATTGAAGCTAGTGAAAGAAAGACAAAGGCACGAAAAACATTTCCTTAACTTCGGCAATCCACGAATATCACAGTGGGTCAAAGATGCTAACAATGAACAAAAGATATTGAAACACGTAGACAAAAGACAAAAGGTATCAGACCAAATTCAACGTGGTTTTAATATAGCGGAGAAGTGGAAAGATGAAAACCAAGGGTAGAACAATAGATGAAATGTTAGCAGACATGAAGAAAACAAAAGAAGAGATAATTATTTACTTTCATCAAGAGTGGTAAATATGAACACAAAGAGAACAGTATTAGTATGGCAATATACACATGATTTTGACTTATACTCAGAGCATGGACTATTTGCTATGTAGGAAGAAATAATATGACAGTATGGGAAAGGATAAAAAATCTAGTTTTGCATGAGCAAATAAAAGCTATCCCTGTTAAACAAACAAGAGCTACCAGAAAATATTTAGGCAAATCTGCATGTACACGAATAGACACATCAAGGAGACAACCAGAAACAAGCAAAAATACACGTTATGCATTAAACAGTATCACCGAAGAATATAAAGACCGATGGATAATAATAGATTAAAGGAATGAGTGGTATGTACACAAAAACTAATGAACAACATCACCAATGGAAAGGAGATAAAGTATCATATGAAGGATTGCATCAGTGGGTAAAGAGGCGTAAACCGAAACCTGATGTATGTGAAATATGCAAACAAAAAGAATCATATGATTTAGCTAATATCTCAGGAAAATATAAACGAGATACAAACGACTTTCAATGGTTATGTCGTAGTTGTCATATGAAACTAGATGGTAGAATAAATAATTTAATTAAAGGAGACAATAATCGTAAAAGAGACAAAAGAGGTAGATATAAATGAATAATCATATCCATGTGAAATGTGGTGGTGAATTAACATTCATCAAGAAAGAAGGCAGGCGACATTTACACAAATGCAACAAATGTAGAGCAGTAGTAAATTGCATACTTTGTTATAGCTACAAGGAAATGGAGGAAATGAAGATAATTTGAGTCGTTTCTCGATATGCAGGTTTGCGTTTCTATACGTACTTCAATTGAACACGTTTATATAAACATATTCATAACTATTACGGTATAGGGATTTCAATACCTGCATAAGGAGAAGTGAAAGAAAAAGGTGATAAGATGTATGGAGATATAATAGAATGTCTGAATTGTGGTAAAACGTTTAAAGATACTACAAATAAGACGGACAAATTAACAGAGAAAGGTAATACGTACCAATGGAAAGGACAAGATAGCAGAGAAGGTAACTTTAAAAATATGTGTCCTTATTGTTTAAGTACGAGCACAAAAAACACGCATAAAAAGGCAAAGAATAAGACAAAGTTTATATACGATGCCCCCGCTAATGGCGAGGAACGACATAAAAAAGGTTGCCCTAAAAAACTAAAAAAGCCAAACTTAGATAATGAAGTTATAGCTAAAAAAGTATTGGGATGGAGACAGCCTTATAATTTAAACGAGGACAAACGAGATATGTCTAAAGTAACAGGCATAAAAACTTTTGCTAATAGGACAAAAGGTACGTTCCTCACACAGATAACTAAATCGTTTACGCCACAAGAATTAATGGAACGTAAACTCAAAGCACAGCACATAGAACTATTGTCGCCCCCAGACAATTATAGAAAATATAGAGGATGGCGATATGACAAGAGGTTGAAACATGGTAGAACTGATTGAACAAGAATATTGTGATAAATGTGGAAGATACATGAAGTACGATGCAAAAGGAAAGTGTGTAAAGTGTGGAACTTTGATATACAAAGACAGTTCTATGAAAAACACAGCTACTTATGACCCTGCAAAAGATATGGGTATGGACAAAAGTGAGACTGACATAGGTGGATATGATAGGAGGTATTAGATGAACATAGAGAAATTCAATAAAATGTTAGAGGAAAGAATTGAGAAAACAAGGAAAGTTCTGGACTCCAAGAATAAGGAGTATGCATCGGACATGGACAAATTGCACAACTTCAAACGTGCAGGCAATATGTTACAATGTTCCCCAGAGTATGCCCTTGTAGGAATGTGGACAAAACATATCATATCATTGCTAGATATAGTTGACAAAATTAACAAGGAAGATGTAAAACTTAGCAACATGTTTGTTTGCAAACCAGATGATGTGACAATTGCTATGGTTGAAGAAAAGATTGGTGATGCTATCAACTATCTTATACTACTCGAGGCATTAATTAAAGAGAGGTATGAAGCATGAGCACAACTACAATAACAATGGTAGCAGATGCAGGTGAAAATATTGTGGATATGTTTAAGTCTGCTTATTTTAAACTGCAACATCCAGATGTAACTAAGCTAGAAATAGAACATAATGGCAAAAGATTTACAATAACAGCAGAGGAAATAGAACAGAAAAAAGAACGGGTAGAACTTTATCATGGGTCTGGATGGACTGAAACAACTGCAACTAAAGAAGATGTACTAAAAGATGAGGGCATTGATGACAGCGAATATCGTGATGGTTATGAATACTATTATGATGACCATAGACTTGTATATAGAATTAAGAGGGAGCAAAAATGAAATACACCAAGGGTATTAATCTAGGCAAGTATAGATTGAACATACTTGTGACAGATAAGGCTAGTTTTGAGGAGTGTAACAAAGAGATAATAGAAGAACTTAATAATCATTCTGAAATAAGTGACTCAGAAAAAATTGAAATAATTAAAGAGGTATTGATATGAAATATTTGAAAGAAGTTGTGTTAAGTCTAGCTCCATACAAAACCGTCAAGCTTGGAGTATCTGAGGGCGATAGTTTTGAAGAAGTAGATAAAGCACTTTTAAAAGAGCTAGACAAACGCCAAAAAGTTAAGAAGCTAAATGCAGAAGAAATAGAAAATAGTTTAGGAGGCAATTAATATGGCAAAAGGAAATCAGAAAGCAAAACAACGGGCAACAGAAGAGGCAAATATAGAAGAAGGTTTTGTTAAAATTCTTACATCAATAGACAGTATAGCAGACCATGTAGAACAAACTATGCCCCTAGTAGCACAATCGCTTAGACTGACAATATCAATCACTAAGTTATATCAGAAGGCATACTATGTCACCAAAGACAACAACAAATAAGCCTAAAAGTATAGCGGTATTTTTGCTAATATCACAACCACCAAATGCTAGTGAAATAGTCGCTGTATTACAAGCAGTAGAAAAGTTTGATGCTCTTATATTATGCATCAAGACACCAATAAAAGTAATGCCTATACAACATGCATCAAAAATATGGCAAGCGATTCTAAAACCATACAAAGAGAAAACTTTACTAACATCAAGTGACGTAGATTTTACAAGTGTTTCTAAGTTACCAGAATCTTTCAATGACAAAATAATTCTAACCTTGTCGAAAAAAGTATTCGTACATTTGTCTACTATGGGCATAAAAGTTTTGTTGGTGGATAGATTAACAGGGTATCACGATGTTTTTCTCCGTAGTGCATATATGCAGGGGCGAGCATTGGATTACATAACAGAAAATTATGGAACTAAGAGGTAATATATATGACCAAATTTGTAAACAATGAGGCACAAGAGGATGACATATTATTCGTCACTTTTGGTGCTCTAAAAGCAAATCAAGACAGAGCGAAAGCTTATCTTGTAAAAGCAGGTGAATCTATAGAGGGAATAGTAACATCAATTAAAGACTCCCCAAAAAAGTATAAGAAAATCTATACTTTGAAAGTTAAAGGAGAAGAAAAACCTCTAATAATCACAGGAAAGACCGACCTAGTAAAGAAAATGGGTCACGACCCAACAGTTAAAGTACCAAAGGTTGTCGCAGTAAATGACCTTGTACAAATAACTTTTGTGGGCGTTACAAAGACCAGCAATAATAACAACTACTTTAATTTTGAAGTAGGTGTTGCACAGTGAAACAAACTAAACTAACACGCTTGGAAAAATCTGTTGATAATACTTTAGGTACTGTTGATAAGCTAGTTCAAGTCTTGTCAAACACCAAGGAAGATGCTTTGAAACTTGTTTCTCAAACAGAGGAAGAATGGACAAAAGCAAAAGCAGAATATGAAGCTACTTGGGAAGATGCTAAAGCAAAGTATGATGCTACTGAAAGCAGACTTCAACAGTTGCAAAAGCGTTGTCTAAAAACAGCCAAATACGTAGACAAAATACTAAACCAGTAATTTTGGGGGTCATTCCCCACTTTTATTTTAGCAGGGATGCGACTGCTGTGGACACGATTCCACAAGAATAACGCATAGTTTATTCACTCATGTTTCCCAGGACTTCGAGACTCCTGTTGAGAGAACGTGAGACAAAGAACCCTCCTCGTATGAGGTACGCCAGTAGTAAATTGGGTCTGGTAGGTTATAACCTGGCTGAACATAAGGAGTTAACATTGCCCTTACCACAAAGAGATGGTATAGGTGTTGCGTGTTTGTATGGGTTCGATTCCCACCAGCTAAATATGAAACAATGTCCAAAATGTAAAACAGAAATGGTGCTATACCAATTACTAGGTGGTAAATTTAGATGGGAATGCCCTAATTGTAAGTATGAAGGTGAAATAGAATGATAGCAATAGATACTGAAACAATTTCATTAGAAGATAGAACCCTTGTAGGATTTAGCATTGCTAATGAAACACAAGCAAAATATTATCCTATTTTACACAGCAAATTTAAAAATGTAGATTGGGATGAAGCAAGAGAAACATTACAGCATATAATAGATACAAATCCAATTGTATTTCATAACTCTTCTTTCGATATACCTGTTCTGACAAATTGGGGAATTGACTTATCTAAAGCAGATATACATGACACATTAATTATAGCAAATTTACTAGATGAAAATGTAAGACATGGATTGAAGGTACTTTCTAAGAGGTACTTACATCACACCATGACAGAGCTTAAAGAGATTGTTGGTACTGGTAAGAAGAGAATTAGTGTTGCAGATGCCGATGAACGTATCTTAAAGTATGCAGCCGATGATGCTAGACAAACGCTTAAACTTTTTTACTACTTGTATCCAAAACTGTCACAAGATAGAAAATTGTTTAAGTTATACAATGAAATAGAGAAACCTTTGTTAAAAGTCATAGCAGATATGCACATTGGAGGCATAATGATAGATGCAGGCAGAATTAAAGAAATTGAACAACTTTGCATCAAGAAAACAGACTCGGCAAAAGAGAAATTAGACTATGTTATGGAAGGTGTAAATTGTAACAGCACCAAACAGCTAAGAGAATTTTTTATTGGCAAAGAACGTATGCCTATATTAAAACAGACAGACAAAGGTGCTCCATCAATGGACAAAGAGACACTTAAAACATACGCTGAAACAAATAGTACAGCCAAATTGCTCTTGGAGTATCGTAAGTATGCCAAAATCCTATCAACATTTATCCCTGCACTTTCACCAAAAGAGATAGATTTAAAGACTTGTAGGGGTAAGATTCATGCTTCGTTTAATCAAGCAGGTACAACAAGTGGGCGATTCAGTAGCTCTAAACCTAACATGCAGAATATCCCCAAGGGAGAGAAGGATGAGTTTGGTATCAGAGATTGCATAGTAGCTGACCCTGGACAAATTCTTATTGGGGCAGATTATTCGCAGGTCGAGCTAAGAATCATGGCTCACTTCTCACAGGACTTTAACTTAATGAAAGCTTACAATGGTACAACAGATGTGCATACTATAACTGCGGAAGCTTGTGGTATCACCAGAGACAAAGCAAAAACAATTAACTTTGGATTAATCTATGGTATGAGAGCTAAGACTCTGGGAAAACGGATTGATGTAGGATATGATGAAGCACAGTCATATATTGATAAATACTTCGAAACTTACAATGCGATTAAACCGTTCTGGGAGCTTACTGAGCAGCAAGTAAGGGGAAGAGGGTATGTTGAGACCTTCTTTGGTAGAAAGAGGCGTAGGACACGTGAGTTTCAAGCTAAAGACAAGTTTGACCAAAGCAGAGAGATAGGTTCTATGACTAATGCTATTATTCAAGGCACAGGTGCAGATATGATGAAGAAATCAATGGTTACTATGTATCCACAGTTAAAAGCAATCGGGGCACGTATCGTTTCTACTGTGCACGATGAAGTAATTGTTTCATGTCCAATCAAGAACGCCAAGAAGGGGTTTAAGATAGTGCATGAGAGTATGATGCAAGCTGGCAAAGATTTAACTGTTCCGATTGCAGTTGATTGCAAGTATGGTAGAACCTGGGGCGAGGCACATGGAGATGGAATTAAATTGGAGGAGATAAAATGCCAAGAATAGTAATAATGTCAATACAAAATTTACTGCGAATACCCTATTTAAAAAATTCGTTTAAACATGCAATTATATTTGTTACGACAAATCCAGAGTATTATGATTTTGGACACACACAATTTTGGCAAATGAATACTGCTGATAATGATACACCAATAGTTAGTGACCTTTCTATATGGGCGTTAAAACAAATAATACAAACTGGTCAAGATTATGATACAATCTATGTATGTTGTGATGCAGGCTTATCACGTAGTCCAGCAGTAGCACATTTCATAGCAGTACACTTACATGAATTTAAACAAGCAGCAGTAATGCAAAAGAAATATAGGTTTATGAATTATGAATTACATTTAAAATTAATGAGGGAAATACCATGATAGGAGATATATTATTCACACTGGCTGCAATTGGATTTACATATTCAGCAGTACCACAAATATTAAAACTACATAGAGTTAAAAATTCTTTAAGTGTTAGTTATCAAAGACATAAAATTATACTTGCATGTGTAATTGTTTCTATTGCTGCATGTATTTACACTGAATTATGGTTATCCACAGCAATGAATACTGTACAACTAGCATGTGTACTTATTTTAATGTATCAAATTAAAAAATATAGGAGATAAAAAATGAAAACATTATATCTAGCCCACAATTTTAATATAAGAAAAGCTATAAGAAGGTGGGAATTAACGATAGAAGGCAAGTATAACATCAACCTAGACAATCCATTCTATGACCATGATAGAAACGATATTCAAGCGTTGGACAAATTAGAAGATGATAGTCCAGAGCAAGCAAAATACTTCAAGGAAAGAAACACACTTACTATGGTGGACAGTATTGTTGAGGGCGATTTAGAATTGATACGCAAATCTGATGGACTTGTAACCAGAGTTAAAAACCCAAGCATCGGAACAAGTATGGAGATATTCTTCGCCAGTAGAATCTTGAGGATACCTGTTTATATAATTACTAAGAAACATGCGAACCATCCCTGGATTAAGAAACATTCAACCATGACATTCAACAATATGAAAGAATTTGAAAATTTTGTAGAACGTGAATGGGGGAAAAGAAAATAATGCTTCCAGAAAGAGAGAAAAGATATAGGCAAAGTGAAAAAGGAAAGTCAACAATAGCCAAACTTTCCTCTAAACATAGAGGATTAGGTCATATTCTTGTATCTTCTAATCCATTTGCCAGTTCTGTTCTTGTAGACCATCATCATCTTACAGATACTTATGCTATAGCAATTCCTAGAGAATTACATAGATTATATCAAGGCAAACATCACAAAGAAATGATGATGGATATTATAAAACAGATTTATTTAAAAGATACTGTGACAACTATTAACATGGTTCAAAATGAAAAATTTGTAGAAAAAAATTGGGGCAGAAAAAAATGAAATTTATGTCTGTTGATGGTTTTAAATGTACATATGGTAAGGATAAAATATTAAAAGTAAAAACTGACGGATGGGAAGTAATAACTTTTGATGAAATTTTACACATTGTAAGACATATATTTGAGAATGAAGAAAGAATATATCCTAAGTCACATGGATTTATGGGCAGCGATATGTTCTTCAAGAAAATAAAGGAGGAGAAAGATGCCATACATAAAAAAGATGCAGAGAAAAGCAATAGATGAAATAGTTGATGATGCACATTTTAATCTTGCGGCAAATGGAAGTCTTAACTATTTCCTAGTAAAATTAATGCTAGCAAGACGTAAAAAAGAAATGGAGAGCTACACATTTTATAAGTGTTTCCTTGGAGAATTAGAAATGTGCAAGCAAGAAATTTACAGACGATACGTTGCTCCATATGAAGATAAAAAGATAAAAGAAAATGGAGATGTTGAAGAATGAAATTTGCAGCATATACAAAAGATAGAGAGGCACTTAAAGAAGCTTCATCAGGTGGAATATTCTACGAGTTAGCTGAATACTTTATCATCAATGGTGGAGTTGTAGTTGGAGTAACAATGGAAGAACTAACACCTGAATTTCTTATGACTGATAACTTAGAAGATGTAAAAAAGATGCGTGGTTCTAAGTATCTATGGGCGAATCCACTTCCTATATTTGAATGCATAGAATTTGCAAAAACTCCTGTACTATTCGTTGGATTACCTTGTCAAGTAATAGGTTTAAAACGATACCTTAAAAATAGAAACATACCAGACAAGCATATAACTTATGTATCTCTTCGTTGTCATGGAGTAATCAAAACAAAAATATTTAAGGATTATATAGCCTGGATAGAAAATGTAACAAAAAAGCATCTTGTTAATGTTAAATTCAGAAGTAAAGTAAACGGATGGAAAGGTGCTGGAGTTGGATTTACTTATGATGCTGGAAACAGCTTTAAATTCACAGTATTTTTTAAACCAAAACTTATTAAAGATTATATAAAACAACATAATGTATTTCCAATGTGTAAGAACTGCACCAAGGATAGAAACGACAGCGACATTACCCTTGGCGATTATTGGGGTTGTCATCCAGCACTAAAGAACAGATATGGTACAAGTATTGTAGAAACTAACACAGAAAAAGGTCATAAATTATTTACAAATTTAAAGAATGTAAAATGGGAAATTGTTTTTACCATTAAACATAAACCACACGTTTTTGTAGATAATAATAAAATAGGACTTCTCAAGGTTGCAGACTTTCATAACTTTGGTAATCTTATGCTTTCCAGTAATTTTATAACTTATACGAAAGCTGTAAATAAAGATGCAAAATTTGTCTTTATTGAAAACGAATCGGCACAAGATGTAATAGAAAAAGCAACAGGTGTAACAGATATTGAGTACAGACATATAGAAACATTGAGTAGATTTAACTTAAAGAAGGTGCTCCTGGACACATTCATAGGACTTGTAAATCCACAAGAAATGGAACAGGTCAAGGTATTTGCAGACTGTAAACATGTGGCTGTCTTAGGAGGCGACCATTTCTCAGGTGGAATACACTATGCAACCTGGATTATAAATCTCATAAGACTTAATGCTCTTGCCAAGTGTGGAAAGCAGGTTCATATAGTTAGTAACACTGTAGGCAAATTCCCCTGGTTCTTGAAACCTTTTGTTACACATGCTTTTAATAATCTGGAATCAATATGGTGTAGAGATGAGGACAGTATAAAAAGACTAAACAATATAAATGTATATAAAAATGTTTGCTATGCACCAGACCTTGCATTCTTACCCCTACACAATGAGCTTGAAAATGAAGTAGAAGCAGTAAAAAATGGGTACTGTACCATAGTCACATCGACCTTGTGGAAACAATATGCAAATACATACAAAGAATATATCAGTGGAGTAAAGAGAATGGCACAAGCATTAATTCTCTTAACACATAAAAATGTAATGATTTTGCCTCACAGCACATATGAAAGTGATTTACAGATAGCTAGAGATGTAGCAGATAACAACAGTATCTTTGCTCTCATTGGTGATGAACCTATGACACCAAGTAAAGCTAGAGCAGTATTGGCAAACAGTTATCTCAATGTCTCGTTCAGAATGCATGGTGCTATTTCATCACTTGCATCAGATGTTCCAGTTATAGCAATAGCATATAGTCCAAAATACGAGGGCGTTATATCAGATGGGTATGACTTGCCTGAACTTGTTGTTGATAAAATGAGTAGAAAAAACTGGCAAAAATGCATTGAAGAAACTATAAGCTCTATCAAATATGTAGAAAAATATCGTGACATTATTGTTATGAAAATAGTAGAAGCAAATGAAGTAATGAAAATGGCATTGAAACCATTAGGAGGAATAAAATGAAAATATGTAGAAAATGTGGAACTGAGTTAATTATAAATAAAAATTGGTGCAAAACTCAGGCTATAAGTCGAAATTATGTTTGCCATGACTGTGAAAATAAAAGACAGAAAAAATGGAGAAAAGAAAATAAGGAACGTGTAGCAATAAGAGAAGCAAGATACCGAAAAAATCAAAGAAAAGAGCTAGATAAATTAAAAGTAAATGGATGTGCAATATGTGGATATAATAAATGTAACGCTGTACTAGACTTTCATCACGTTAATCCACAAGATAAAAAATTTAGTTTACAATGTTCAGCTATGAATCGTTCACCTGTTAATATAATTATAGAGGTCAACAAATGTATTTTGTTGTGCTCAAATTGTCACAAAGAAATTCATTATGGAGGTAAATACGATGAAAATTTTATTCATACACCATAAGTTAAACGCAACTTTTATTAAGAACGACCTTAAAATTTTGAAGAGACATTATGATGTCACAGATTTTTACTTTACCATCAAAAAAATTCCACAGTTAATTAAAGAAATTAAAAATACAGACGTGGTTTATGTATGGTTTTTAAGTTATCCTGCATTCCTGGCAGCTAAAATTGCTAGAGTATATAAAAAACCTGTCATTTTAGTAGCAGGTGGATATGGAGTACAGAGTGATATACTAGAGAAACACAAAATCTTTAAGCTTATGGTAAAATCTGCAATCAAAAATGCAACAAAAATTTTAGCAGTATCTACATTTACATTACTAGAGGTACAAAAACTAGACTATACCGTATATAGACATGCAAAATGTAAAGTAGTTTACAATGGTATAGATACAAAACTATTCAAAAACTACAATATAAGAAGTAATAAAAATCCTATAGCATTGACTGTTGGAAACATATTCTCTATGGACAGATATTATTTAAAAGGCATAGATAGATTCATAAATTTAGCCAGGGTAAATCCAAAAGGGTTATTTTATGTCATTGGAATGTGTAATAAGGTTGCAAAAAATATAAAAGATGTTCCTTCAAACTGTCACTTTCTTGCTCCAATACCACAAGAAGCATTACCATTTTTCTACAACATAGCAAACACATACTATCAACTCTCGACATATGAATCATTCTGTCTTACATTACTTGAAGCTAGAGCATGTGGCTGCAATGTAGTAACATCTGCTGAAAGAACAGGCATGGATGAAATTCAAGGCATGTTTATCAGTGAATTGACACTAGAAAAAAGAGAAAAGAAATTAGTGGGGGTATTAGATGGATATAAAAACTGAATTTAGAAAAGGCTGTAGTATTATAATCCCTACATGGAACTGTGAACTAACGATAAAAGAGTGCATTGAGAGTATTCCGAAAGCATTTCCTAAAGATGTTCCATTAGAGTTAATCATTGTCGATAAAAAAAGTGATGATTGGACAATAGCAGATATAGTTTTTTGGAACATGCACTATGATAATATTAAACTTAAAATTTTGTCTGATACAGGTGCATTAGGAGCAGCAAGGCTAAGAGGAATAGACAATGCGAAATATCCTACAATCTTTTGGCTCGATGCAGATATTATATTGCCTGAAAATTACATTGAAGATTTGTTCAAAGAACTAAAAAAATTTAAAGGTAAACCAGTTGCACAGATTCAAGGTAGAATGCATGGTACAGACAATTTAGCATTTAGATGGTGGGCTGGATATGGAATAGCCACAAGGAGAAAAAACAAAATAAATTATGTAGAGGCAATTAATGGAGCAACAGCAAACGCCCTAGTAATTAAGTCTACTTTAAAAATGACAGACAAAGAACGTGAATATCTTAAAAAACTACATTCGACTGAGGATTCATTCTTATCGTCTGTGGTGCAAAGTAAAGGTTACTGTCAGTTGATGTTTCCCATAGATACTATTCACCTTGTACGTGAAGTCTGTGACGTTGAGGGGTCGCATAAGATAGTTTGGTCATTGGTAGGTCTAAAAGACAGAGGTTACGGCAAATTAAATGCTTTATGGCATATGAAGTTTCTTTGGCGTAATGGATACTATGCATTCTTGGAGTATCAGACCCTAGATTTAGTAACATATACAATTAGACTACAATTAAATCTTATCAGGGCATGCCTCAAGGATAAAAGAATCATCAATCAACGTAGACTGATTACATTAAAGGAGTGGTAAAATGATAAGCGAGACAGCAGTAGAGTTAGTAACGGTAGATGATTTTACTATTTTCTGGTTTGCTGTTACTATATTAATTTTTGTGAAAGTGTTTGTATATTTCTCTAGCAAGTGTAAGTAATGCCATACTAAACATACCTGCACATATTCCAATAAAATAGATTGACATAATTCCTCCGAAGTGAGAGCACTAGGGGCGAAGAGGTAGAAACGCCCCATGTCTCTCTAATTATTTTTTAAAAGTTATTTCCTCTTTTGTTATAATTCTTAGCAGAAGAACAATTACTCCAAGGATTAATACCTCTGCTTCTGGTGTTAAGGTCAATCCTAGTTCTGCTCTTATGATTACATTCGCTATGGCGATTAAACTTGTCCATAGTAATTTACTTTTGTACCAATCTTTCATTTTCTTACTTCCTATAGTAAAATTGCTAATGTGATAGCTACTGGTATAAATGCCAATAACATCTTCACTCTTATTTTTAATGTTAGTATTTCTTCGTCTTGTTCTACTTGTTTTCCTATGAGCCACAAGAGTAATTCTTTATTACTTATTCTTAGGCTCGAATTTCCATTTTGATTTTTAAATTCTTTGCTTGTGATTTTTGCTTCCTTAATTATTTTTGCTAATACATCAACTTTTTTCATTTTGATACCTCTTATACATCTTATACATCTATAACTCTTTCTAAACTTAACGTCCAAGTGAATGCATCAGGAACTCCTTTTATTGTATTAAAAGTAAAGTTTCCTATTACATATACTCCGTTAAGGCAATCTCCAAGTTCATTAATTGTGAATGTCTCCCCGTTATTCATTGCGGTTTTTATACTATCTAACCATATTGTCATTGTAGCATTATCACACCAATTAGCTACACCATCATATATAAAAACTGTTCCACCAATAGTTAAAGGTTGTGCATTAATCCCTCTATCAACTGTATCTAAATCCCCACTCTTGAAATTAAACAAGCTTACATTTTTACTTATACTATTATTTGGATTAGCCCACTCTGGTTTAGGAAAAAGTATATTAGTAGATGTTCCATAAAGTGTAAATGTAGGACATGGATATTCAACTACAGGTGGTGGTGGCGAATTATCACTATACAAATCACTTGCCTTTGCAATATCAGCAAGATTTATTTCTGCTTCAAATGTTAAAGCATCACTTGCTTTTGCGGTATCTTCTACAAGATGTGCATGACACATTTGAAAAGATATACTATCACTTGCTTTTGCAGTATCTTCTATTGTTGCAGGTTGAGCATTATATCCAACTGAATCACCAGCTTTTGCAGTATCAGCTAAATGTACACCAGCATTAAACGTATTTGCATCACTAGCATTAGCATCATCAGTTAAGTTTTTTCCAGCATTAAATGTAACTGAATCACTAGCATTTGCATCATCTGTTGGGTCGTGTGTTTCCTCTTCTTGTAAGTCAAGGTCGTTAATTGTACCATCACAAGTTGGTGCAGCACCAAGGTCTAAGCTACCACACACAATTATATCGCTGTATGTGGTGTTTGTACAAGTAATAGTTAATGTGTCTACCAAAACTGTTCTTGCTGAATCACTGTAAATCTTGTTTGTGAGTGTTGTACCATTTCTTTCAATTTTATAGTAATATGCTGTATCTTTAGCACCAGTATAAAAATCATTGTTACTGTTAGTAAAATCTGCTATTCGTATTTTTATATCTGTGGCGTATACATTTATATAAGCTGCCATGCCCTCATTTGCAGTATCCATATCGCCATATGTAGCTGCACCATCTGAGATACCCCAATAAATAGTAAACCCATTGGTAATACCAGTTATTTTTGTATCTATCAAATGTTCGAAATCACCAAAATGATTTGCTCCCTTATCTTCACTAACCCATGACACAGCATCTTGTCTCATGGTAACAATAGTTATTGTATTCTCAGCGACAGTTAAATCCCCATCGGAATCAACTTCATCATATGTGGTAAAATCTTCAAGAGCCATTCTTCATCCTATTCCTGTATATTAGATAAGCTTGCTGAATTTTTTGTATCTTCTTTTAGCGATTTACGATATTTACATATTTCAGTAGAGATTAAATCACTTTTCGGGTCAAAATCATTTAGTTGATATTCCTTCCATTGCTCTTTTGTTATTTCAGCATTTCTAAATTGAGTTCCCTTTTCATTATGCTCAAGTTTAAGTAATTCCTGTAAACGATATAAATAAGCATATCTATCATTGTTGCTTTTTACGTCTACAGGATATTTTATACTTACCATTTTCTCACCTTAATTTGAATGTGTTATTACCCAAGTTACAACTAATGTATCTCCAGCACCCTTGGCATAACTTAATGAATCATCATAAAGTTTCATATCAGCAGTTGCTTGTGCGACATTAGAAAACAGTCCACACTCTTCTAAAGCACCAGTACATACGCCTGCACCAAAAGTTGTAATAACTGTTACTTTATGTGCATCTGCTCCAGCACCTTGCGTTGAACTATCAATTGCAGTTCTAACTTCTGCACATACAGTATCTAAATTTGTATCTGTAGCAACTTGTCCAGAGCCAGTTCCACAATGACCATGTGTTATGAGAGTATCTGCTCCCCCAGCCATACGGTCAGCAATAAGGTCATAATACAAATCGCATACCGTATTGTGTTCTTTTGGAAAATCGTGCTTATGTTTATAAACTAATTTTCCATTTTTATCATAAGCTTCGTATGTAACGCAGCCCATAATTCCTTTTACTTTATCTTCTATCATTTATTTTGCCTCCTTATAATTCACTATCCTCTAATTGCAGTATCCATTTGTAATGTTCTGGTTTCTCACTTATTTTATCCCATCCAAATTGACAAATTCTATAATTACCATTGAAATACCCCAAGGATAAGCCACTAACTGTAATCACAGTACCATTTCGTGCCATTTCTCTTATACATAATATGGTATCACAAGAACCATCATATTGTTCATTACCAGTAAGAACCATAGATTTGCCACCTCTATTCAGGTCATAAACTTCTCTTTCGCCATCCCAGAAATTCAACATCTGAATATTTCTTTTATGATTTGTACTTATTTCTTGTGGTTTATTTAAACTACAAGAGCTTTCTGGTGGGGTATAATTTACTTTCAAATAACTTTGGCATGTTTTAATTTTAGGACTCACACTTGTAGTTCCACTTATTACAATATAACATCTTGAACAAGTAGCATAATGAGTACCATCTCCATACAACCCTACTCCAGCTTGTAGTGCTTGAACTTCTGCTAATGTCCATGCTGCTGTTGTATTAGGATTTTCTGCATAAGTATGAACGTAATATCTTTGCTTAGACTCCAAGGTGAAATAATCCGCACTTGTGTTAAATTCATTTCCACCTGTCTTAATAGTAAAACAACCTCTTATGTCTGCTTGGTCATCTGCGGAAGGGTCTTTTCCCATCTGGGCGACAACTGTTACAGATTCAATATCATCAGTTAAATATTTAGGAGTAGTTCCAGCAGCTACAGTAGCTAGTTCTTTAAGCTCACTGCCATTAAATGAATGTATAGTTGCTACAGGGTCGTCTGGATGTGCATATTCCATAGTATAAATAAATCTACCATCTGTTTTTAAACGATTTTTTCTTACCGCAAAAGGTTCAGTACCCACTAAAGTAAAATCTGTGCCATCAAATGAATAAATGTATAAGTTGCCATCTGCTTCTGACCATATATAAACATACTCACTGTCGCAACATAATCTATTAACTAAACTTTGAAGTCCGACACCAACACTTCCTTCTAATGTATATGCAGTACCATCAAATGAATATGCCCTTAAATAAGCATTGAATCCAACATTATCAGTAGCATATAAATACGTACCATCTCCAGCCCATATATCATCATTTCCACCTGCACATATATTGGTTAAAGTTGTTCCGTCAAAGGAATATGCAGAAGAATTTACGTGTATATATGTTCCATCACCATAAATTGCAAATCTTGCTCCAGCAGCAATAGTATCTTCTTGTGTAAATGTAGAACCATCAAATGATAATACTTCTAAAATACTGTTTGACCCTACAAAATAAACATAACCATCATTTGAATCAGCAGTTCCATTAATAGTTATTGCTGTAGGGTCATTTATTCCAGCATCAAATGTACCTCTCATAGTAAGAGTTTCCCCATTAAATGAATATGCAAAAATGACAGATGCTCCAGCAGTAGTACCACCAACGTAAAAATATGTTCCATCATATGTAATACATAAAGTAGTAACAGGTGTGGTATCTTTAGTTATATATTTTAAATATTCTCCTGTCCACTCATAAACCCATACACCCTCATCCCAGGAACATAGTATAATATAATCTTTATTTTTATATGTAAAGTAAGCAATATCTCTTTCATTATCTGTTACAGCATAATCTGCACCAGCTTGTATAAATGTATATAAATCGTATTTCCATGCAGCACCTTCTTCAAAAACTTCTGCATATGGTTTTGATTTTTCTATTGCTTCCCAATGCTCATATCCAGTTGTAACATTTGTAATATCCGTTCTATCACCATCGGCTGTTGGTAATATAGGAAACGGTGACATTAAAACACTAGGACTAGAACATTCAAAACCACATTGAAGAGCATCTACTTCATCCCAAGTCCAATCTGTATCTGTCCAAGGACTTTCTGCCCATGCGTGTTCGAATAATCCATATCCAGTACAAAGAGGCATATTATCAGACGTTGCAAATTTATCACAAACATATCCAGATTCGTATGTTACTTCCACATACATTTGTGAAACATACAACAGACCTCCAGCAAGATATTCTACACCTATTTGTAAGGCATCTATATTAGTCCATGTCCATGCTCCACCATCAGGATTTGTAGCAAATTCGTGACTTTGACTATTCCATCCAGAAGCAGTAAGACATGTTAATGTATGAGTTTGGCGAGTAGTCGTTCCTGTATCATATATTACCAAGCTACATGTAGTATTAGCAGATGAATTAAAACAAATAAAAACTTCTACTTTTGTAATTGCTCCAGTTTCAGTTGTATGGTCTGTTACATTATAATAATCTTTATGTCCATTTGTAACAGATTGTACAGTAGTTGTACCGTTATCACATACTGCTTCATCAACATCTTCATAATTTGATTCACCAGCATCAGGGAACGGTTGCCACTGTTCAAATGCTCCCACAGCATTAGGTCTTAATGTTAAAGTAGTATATCCTACCGTAGTACCATTTCCAATTGCAACTTTATAAACAGCATCAACATGAGGAGCATACTTATCACTTTTAGCTTTATCATGTGCTTTAACATAATTTATAGTTCCAGTTTCAGTAGTATGATTTCCCGTAGCATATAATTCTGAACAAGTTGTAGCACCATCCATCCACACATAGTCAGTTTCAGGTTCTAATGCATCATGTGCATCATTAACACAGTTAGAATTAGGAGCATCTCCGAAAGCAAAACATTCATTTATACATCCATTATTGTCTGGATATAGAAAAATGTTTTTTGAAGCAGGTGATTGTGTGATTTTGAATTTTCCCATATTTATACCTACATTTTAAATGGTATTGTAATTTTTATATCTTCCCAAGTAGCATCATTTGAATGCCACAAGTATGCATCGGCTGAATCAGCATCAACCTGAACTCGTAAAAATATTCTTTCATGGTCGAATAATTTTGCTTTATCCCATGCATCAATTCTAAACGGATAAACTATTTCATCGCCCACACTATACACAGCATCCCATTCTAAGTAAGTTCCTGTAGTTATCCATCCAGTAGTAAACAATTCTGTTTTAACTCCAGCATCATCTACTTTACAAACGGTTACTCTATAATCATTAACTGTCACTGATGCACTTGTGGCGACTATAGTTATTTGTCCTTTAATAACTCCTTCTATAAAGTACACTTTTTTAATGTGCTCAGGATAAAGAAATTCGTAAGTCTCACTACAAGAAGAGGCATCTAAAGTTGAACAGCCCTCACTCTCGTATTCTTTTGTTAATAATTTATGATGATTTACAAATGAACCATATGTCTCCATCCAATCATTTAGATGAACAGCAAAAAATGTGTCATAGTATCTCATATCATCGTTGCCAGCCATTACCTACTCACTCTCCCTCTATAATTTGTATTTCCACCATTGTCATTATTCCATCCTTGCGTTGGTATGAACTTAACTAATAATCTGCTAGTTTGTGACCCACTTATTAAACTGTCAGCAGAAGCAGTTGTTTTAACCTGTATATAGTCTCTTCCTTTAAGATATATAATGAAATGTAATGTTATACAAGCACAAGCTGCTGCTCCTTGACCAGTATCATATGCACAACCTACAGCAGTTGCTCCAGTAACGACTTCACCGTTTTTATATAATGTACATACTGCTGCTCCAAGTCCAGCACCACTTTTTGTAAAGCTACATTCAAATGTAACTTCATAATATCCAGCACTAGGAATATTTATCAAAACTCTGTCATCATCTTCTGTATAATGAAAATCACTCGTTTTAAAAGATATATTATCCCATGTATGAAACTCTCCTACTGTAGTAAATACTTGTAAACCAGTATCATGTAATTGTATAAACGGTATTACAGGTGTGTTAGTTCTTTTTCTGTTTGTCATTTTATCACAACCTATATTTAGTTCTCCCCATTCTATCAGATACTCCAGATTGTCTTGTTGCTCCAAGTGCAGCACCCATTTTCTCAACGCTATCAATATCTGCAATTTCTTTGACATTAATTGTTACTTGTTGTATAATCGTACCACCATTGCCAGCATCCTTTCCAGCAGGTGTAATTCTTTCCCCTCTATGAATCATGGCAGGCATGTCATAAGGTACAGATTCTATACCACGTTTAAAACCAAATAAACTCAAGAAAGATGTAGGATTAGGTATATTAGAAAGTCCGTCTAACATAATTTCTAGGAAATTACGAGTATCATTTCCTTCTACCCTTTCATTTCTCTCTGTAGCTCTATCTGGAAAGTATGATTGCCAGGGAGTTTCTTGCTCTTCTTGTGCAGGCGTTAAAGCAACCTCTGCTTCTGGTTTCCAAAAAGGATTATATGTTCCTTTTTCTTGCTGAGTTTTTTGCCTTCTTTCTGTAGCAGACTCTACCATTCCAGCAACATCAATATCTTGTTCTTGTTTTAAAAATGCTGCAACAGGAGATGGTAACGCATCCATATCTAATATAAGTTGAGCAGCAGTATTAAATATATCATTGTTAACTTTTTCCCACTGGTCTTGTCTACTATCCAAGAGAGCTTTCTCACTGTCGATAAATATAGTTAATTCTGCTATATCATAATCATATTTATATTTTAATTGATAAGATTCCTCTTCTAACTTTGCTAAAAATTCCGCAATGAACTGTTTTTTATCTTGATAGTTATCATACATTTCTACAGTTTCATCTTTAGTATTCTTTAAATTTTCTAAGCGAAGTTTTGCTTGCTCAATTTGAAGTTTCTTCATTTGCTTCTCTTCACTTCTGGTCATACCTCTTCTTCTCATCATACCAGCTAATTGAATCTCAAGCATTGCTATTTGTAAATGTCTCATAGCTATAGTCATTTTTGCAGTTGCTATAGTATCTGCTTTTTGTGCATCTTCATGCTCTCTAACTATATCAACAGCTTCTTTTAATGCAGAATTATTAGTTTTCCACCCGTAAGTTGAATCTATTAAACCCATTTTTACGTCATGTTGTGAATCCTGTAATTTCTGAGCCATCACTAATTGTTGTAACTCTAAATCTAAAGTTCCTTCTAAAGTTTTCTCAAGGTCGCCCCATCCAACTGTAACAGGATGTTCTACTTCCTCACGCAATCTCTCTATATCTAGTTCTAGTTCACTAAGAGTAACTTCAAGTTCTCCAAAGGCATCCTGAGTGTCCTTTATTCCACCTATTTGATTGTTCCAAATTTCTTCTAAAGCAGGTTCTAAAGCAACTAGAGCCTCTAACTGTTCTGTTTCTTTTGAAAAATCTTGACCACTGGAACGTAAGCCTGCAATTTTTTCTGATAAATCTGCTTCCTCTTTTTTTAAGCCAATATAATTTTCTAAATTGTATGCTAAATTTTTATCTCCATCAATAACTCTATACTGTGCTGTTGCAATTCTTGTCCATTGAGCCTGCATCATTGTTCCTTTTAATTCCATTGCAGTAAAAATTGCTCCAATTACAGGTAAAAGATTTTTCCAATGTTGAACAATCCATACTGTTCCACCTTGCAACTTTAGTACGAGTTCATCCCAACTCTCACCTATCTCCCTAGATGATTTCTCCATTTCTTGTGCTAATTGCTTAGCAGCAAAGGCAGACGTATCCATCATTTTAGTTAAAGCCTCTTCTGTTCTGCCTGTTACATTTTCAAGATACCTTAAATCTTCTGCAAATCCTAGTGCTCCCTCTTCACCAGCTAGAACCATAGCAACTCTCAAAGAACGCATATTTGGTACAAGTTCACCAAGGATAGATTTCCCATACTTGTCCATTGCTACACCTAATTGGTCGAACCATCCTTTTAATCCAAGAACACGCAAAGATAATCCGTTCATCTCTACCCCATACTTCTGAGCAGCCTTAGTTGCTTTCTCACTTGGATTTATAATACCTTGGATTGCTAGAGCTAAACCTCTTGCTGTCATATCAATATGCAAACCATGTCTTGTAGCAGTTGATAATGCAGCACTTAATTCATCAAATGACAAACCAGCTTGAGCAGCGATAGGAACAACATATCCTAATGCCTGTTCTAAATCAGCAAATTGAAACTTACCACGAACAACTGATTGAAATAATACATCTGATACATGAGAAGCTTGTTCCGCACTTTTTCCATACGAATTAAGAACAGTTGTAAAAATTTTCACAGACGTTCTAACATCTGAAAGACCTGCAATTGATGCCTTAATACTTGTGTTTAATAAGTTTACAGCATCTCCTGTACTAAATGCAGCAGATAAAATATCATAAAGACCTTTTGATATATCAGAAGTTGCTTGTCCATATGCTATAGATAAATTTGTAATACTTGCTTTAAATCTGTCCATCTGAGTTACATCTTCTTGCAAAATTGTGCTAACCTCAGCAAGACGAGTCTCAAATTCCCTAAACTTAGTAACTGATTCTTTTATAAACTCTACTAACTTTTGTTGAGCACCCATGACTTGATTCATTACAAGGTTATATCCAACGAATTTAAGGGCAAGACCTGTCATAGCACCTGCATGCCCTTTAGTAGCAGCAGCAGCTTGTTTATGCCCACCTGCGAGCTTTCTAGTCAATGTATTTTGTATTCGCAAGTTTGTATTAATCCTTGCAAGATTGTTATTCATTGCTAGCAAAGCGGTCATAATCGCTTGACCTTGAAAACTTCCTTGAATATTTATTCCTTGTGACATGTTATTACCTTTGTGCTTTTCTTTTTGCAATCATATCCTTAGTAGACTCAGGTAGTGCTCCCTCTTCGATATAAGGATGACCAGATTCAATTTGATTAATTTTATGGGCTGTTTTTAAGATTGATAGAAATCTCCAATAACCCATACTTAATATTTCGTTAAGATTACCATGCTTTACATAAAAACCGTGAATCATCTCATCGAAGTTTTTGAACTCTTCTTCGAGGTACAGTTTTTCTTTTTTGGAGGTTTTTCCTCCTGGCGAAAATATATGTCTTTTTTTCCAGCATAATATACAGCGTTGAAAAATTCCACAAGGTTTTCTGGATGTATAAAATATTTTGCAACACTTTCTAACTCAACTGTTTCATCTATCTCTATTAAAGTTTGATAAATAATAGCGTACTTTAACCAATTTTCTTTAACTGTATCACTAATATTTTTCTTATCTTTTGTGTATTCGATAGCTAAAGCAATTGCTTTTTCATGCTTTTCAACTGTCCAATCTGTTACTTCAAACGGTTTTCCTTCATTCACAAACTCTAAATTATATTTTGTTTTTTTCATTTTTTCTACCTCGTTTTTTAAAAAGAAAATAGGGGATGAACCCCAAAATCTCTAAGCTGGTACTGCGGATACAATAAGACTGCAACCAGTTGGTTTACAATCGAATGGAACTGAGCTTGACATTGCTTCGCCTGAAACATTCTTATCAAGAGAAGTGTTTTTCCATTGACAAGCAGGTAAAGTAATTCTTGGTGCTCCAGCAGCACCCATATCAACTACAATTTCAAATGCTGTGTTAGCCAATACTTCTCCGTAATGTTGTGCTCCACCACCGTCTAGTGTAATATCTACTGAACCTTCAACATCCATCGCACCTTCTACAAGATAAGATTTAGTTAAAGCATCATGGTCAGTTTGTCCACCTAGATTTTGATTCACTGTAATGTCTATTGAGTTTGTAATAAACGCAATATGGTCAGTGTTAACAACAAGTCCACCTGTCTTTCTAATCTCTCCAGCCACATTAAACTGTAAATATGCTCCAGCTAAAGCAGCAGGGGCAGTTCCTAATTCATCAGCACCTACAGAAACTATAGATTGAGTTTCATAATCAACTACAACCATATACTCTGTATTCTTTGAACCAGTAATACGAACTGTACTAGGTTTTGCTCCTTTTACTCTGAACCAAGACGAGTCTATGCCAGTTTTGCACTTATTGAATCCAACTGCAAACGATAAAGATTGCAATGCACAACAATTGCCTACCCTGTCAATAGCATCATCTATCATAGTATCATCCAATTGTGGAATATACTCAAGATGTAATTTTGGCTCTGTAATTTGTTTTAGAAAGTGACAGACTAATGGTGATTCTATGCTTCTAAGAGATTTATGCCTATCGCCACTATCAATTCTTACATCTTGTACTTTGCAAGAAACTGGTAATGAGTTAAGGCTAATTTCAGTCACAACTCCATAGGAATCTTCGACCCAGTAATAAATAGTACCGTCAAACGGATTACCTAATTCGGTCATTGCCATAAGTTTTTTCCTCCTTTTATTTTTTTAATATCTCTTTCTATGCGTGGAATTTAGAAAGATGTTAATCTAAACACAATGGTCATAGTAAAGACAGTGTACAGTTGCCACATAATGATAAACAAGTTGATTACCTGTTGTCTCTGGTAAATAAGTATCACTATCTAAATTTATCCATTGCATGTCTGTAAATGTATATTGATAAGTTCTTACTGCATTTTGTAAGAAATCCTTAATTTTTTTACCTACAGCTTCTCGGTCTATGTTATCGGTATCGGTCACATATACATGCAAGTCGATATACGAATCCATTTTCCTTGTAGTCGCCCCTACATCATGCTCAAGGTAATATGTTTTAACTATTTGCATTTCAATATAAGGCATAGCAGGTAAATTTTCAGATTTTATTTTCTCTGAAAAATACATTGGAATATATAAAGGGTCATTATGATTATCTGTGATAATAATACATTTTACTGTTGTACCAGTTTCTTCTACATCCCAATCTGTACCTATCTTATCTCTAATAGACTCTCTAGGGTCAAATGAAATAAATGCCATTATCTACCTTCTCCTGGCAACATTCCACCACCTACAATTGGTCTACGAATTTTACGTCTTAGTTTTTTATACTTAGCCTGTAATGATTTTCGTCTTACATTAAATTTAATGACATTTGGATTTAAATCAGCTTGTGTAGTTCCTTGTAAACTTGTAAATTTAATTAAACACTCATATGCAGCAAGATAAACTACTGCTTTTCTCAGAATTTTCTCGTTAAATGTTCTCCATTCTGTACGATATGTAACTGTCGCCCATTGTAAGTCAGCAGGCAATGCGGAATCATCATCTTGAGTAAGAGTTACGTTACCACATTTAGATTCATTCACAGTAACCTTTCCATCGTGACAGTCGCCATCTGCATCTTTCCATAGTAATGTTATGTCAGAAATACAGCTTGTACCGTCAGCACCCGTTACAGAGCCATCTCCGTTATAGTCTGCTATAGGTGGATTTTTAACTGCAAACACTTTATTTGTTCCGTCAACCCATTTTCCATCATCGGGATTACATAAGAAAGTTTCGTTTTCATGCAGCACATAAACTTCTTCTAAGATTTCCTCATATGCTTCAAGAATTATAAGTGCAATATCTTTATCGTCAACTGATTTTTTAGATAGAATACCTGCTTTACGTCTTACTTCTTGTGTAGCATTCCAAGGCAATAAAATATATCTGTCTCTGTATATATTTGTATAAACAGAAGGAGAAGTAGCTATAATTTCTACCTCATACTCTCCATACAATGCATCAGCAGCAATTTCATAGTAATATTCGTACACACCTGTTGCAGATGTGCTCATTGCTTGTGCAGTTATCAGGTCTGTTCCACAAGGGCTGCGAATAGTGATAGAAACTGATGTAGGGTCAACGAGTACATGACTCTCATTCTTAATATTTATTTTTATGAAATTTGTTTCTGCTCGTTCACAGATTACATTTTTTTGCTCATCTGGAACATAAAATTTATAAATTGACCCCATATTTCTCTCTCCTTAATTTTTCTTTTTAGGTGTATATTTTTCTTTAAGCTGTTTTTCCCGTTCTTTGTTAAGCTCTTGTTGAATCCTGACTCTAAATGTTCCAATTATCATACCTACTTTTGGTAAGCACTCAACTTTATTTAATATTATATCGAGAGCCTGAATTTCTTTTTGATTTATTTCTACCTTCATATTATCTACCTCTTAACATTACTCCATATCCCTTTCTTGTTTTCACATTCATACAAACCGAGGGCATGTAAGTAACCTTTAAACTCTAACACTAATTCATCATAAGTCATTTCTTTGACCCTGATTTTACCATTACGAAATTGAGCAATAAATGCTCCCTCTAACTTAACTCCTGTAAGCTCTTCAAATGCCATAATATATGCAGCCATTTGTAACCAGTATTGCGGATATATGTCAGCACTTGTTTTCCAATCTCCAATAACTCTGGACTCTTTTATAAACTTAGACTTATGCCCACGAACTAAATATTTAGCAAAACTTTTGTATTGACCTATGTAATCAGCAGTTCCAGCATATCCATGTTTGTTGCTCCAAATATTTTGCTCCAATGCTTCTGGTTCAAGGCACGTATTAATTTTAAACTCATCAAATAAATTTAAATCGTCTTGTATTTCTTTTTCATAGTTTCCAAGATTAAACGATTCACCCTTTAATGTTCTTTCAAATAAATTATGAACAATCGTTCCAAGGTCACATCGTCTCTTTATGATTGCCTCAACTTTCTTTCTACCTACCCTTGCAGCCCATGAAGTTATACCTGGTTTAGCAATTATATTTAAGACTTGAGTAACACGAGCATAGTCTTTTCCGTTGATACGATAGTTCTTACTGTCTACCTCAAAATCTTCGGGTTTTACAATGCTCCAAGATTTTTTATTCATTAGAGAACATCTCTTTCCACTTGTAACTGTTTAACAATGTTCTCAGCCTAGCGAAACTCCATTCGGAGACATATTTTATCTCGCCTGTTTTAACGTTCATAAATTTTCTCATTTTTCTACCTCTTAATTCATTCCACTTTTGGTTTTGAAACCAAGTCCTTTCGACAGTGATAAAAAATATAAGAAAGGGGTTTAAGCCCCTTAGTGCGTTTATGGGTTTACGATATGGTAGATAGCAGCAGTGTCTAGTTCACCGAAAGCTGCAAAGCACCACCAGTCGATGTGCCATGAGTTACATTCTTGCACGAATCTTTTGTACATCTTTGGTTGTTCACCGAACACTGCACCAACAGCCCGTCTTGAATCAACAAGGATAGCGATGGTTGTTCCAGTTAAAGAAGTACAAGTTTGTGCCCTGCAATACTCGATAACATTGATTCCAGCTATTTTGCTAAGGTTTCCATCAGAATCGAAGTGAACATCACCAGGTAATAGTACAGGTGAAGCGTGATTCATTCTTTTGAATATGTTAGCGATAGTTGGTGAAATTATCATGTAATCAAGATTGTAAGGATTTGCTCCTTCTCTAGCAGCAGCACTTGCACGGTTGACAGCATCATACAGATACATAAGTGAAACATCATCACAACATGTTGCATTTTGTGTTGGTGTACAACTTAGTGCAGCAGTAAGTGTAACATCAGTTCCAGGTGTAGCAGTGAAAAGTTCTTGGTAAATCATGTTATCAAACCAGGTTGCCCATGAATCAGCCATTGCATCAATTTGTGTATCTAGCAAAATAGAGCCTACATCGAAAATATCAAATTCACAAACCCTTCCCTCTAATCCGTATTGAAGTAGAGTAAGTGGATATGTGGTTCTGGTAATTGAAGTACAGGTTGCACACTCACAAGCTCCTAATGCAGCAGGTGCTCCCCATTGTCCATAGACACGGATTTGAATACCATTTCCTTGACCTGGGTTTATAGCAAGTCCTTTTACACAGACTTTAAACAAGTCAGCTTTACAAACAGCAGTATTCCAAACTACTTTAGCGTAGTTATCTGCTGGACTCCATGCATCAAATAAATCTGCACAGCCTGAATCGTCATCTGTATTTTGCCACATGTCATCGAAACCAGCAACATCCCATTTGCCATTTCTCATAACTGTCATTTGCATATCAGGAACACCTTTAACTAAATCGTTACTGTGATTAGAAAAAGACTTTACTGTTTTATGACGGTCAAAATAACCTTCACATTGTTCCTGGAATTTGCTCTTGTCTACAACGGTTTTCTTTTCACCTTCTTTTGTCAGTTTGCTTTTTGGTGCAAGTTCTGGATGGTCAGCGTAAAACTGCTCTCCAGCCTGAATTGTAAGTTCAGCAAGTTTAGCATCATCGGCTGTTTTTTGAGCCTCTTCTAGTAACTCTTTATCTTTCTTTGCACTCTCTTCAATCAATTTTTGTTTTTGTTTGATTGAATTAGATTTGATAGTCTTATCGAGAGACTCTTCATATTTTTCGAGTTCCTCTGGAGACATATCCTCAATATTTTTAGTCATCTAAATTTTCCTCCTTAGATTTAATACGTTTTATAATCTCTTGCCTTTTTTCTTCTAAGGCATCTAAAACATCTTGCTCTTCTTTAGATACATTACATGTACCATCTAAGCAAGTGTTGTCATTTCTAACTCCGCAACCATCTTTGTCACTACATCTTCCTTGAAGAACTGTAGACACGCAAAAGGGTGTCACATTTATAAGGACAGGTACTAAGTCATTTGGAGAATAACCTTCGGATTTATAATCTACTCCAGCAGGTAATTCTTTTGCCACTACAAGCTTTCTATTTCCTAAATATGTTGTTGAGACATTAGGAATTTGTCCAGCTAGTTCACAAGTCTCAATATACGCTTCCCACGCAGATGCATACATCGTATTGTGATTCACTTTTACATCCATTGTTACTTCCTTGGTTTTGGAATTATGTTTAACGTTAGTATGATAACCTACAAAGTACAAAATATTTCCATTAGGAGCATCTGTACCTGCATGATTTATATCGTGCAATGTTCCTTCCCATTGTTCATAAACACGTTTACTTTCTTTCTCAGAGAAGAATCCACCATTCATAAATCTATCACCCACAATAGCAGTTATCCTGTAAGTTCTCTCATCTTCCTCTGCTCCAGCACTATTAGTTACTTTACTATGTATAACCTCAAATTTACTTGAGCAAGTGAACATTTCTTTTTTATCTTTTTTTGGCATAATTATCATCTCGTATGTTTTTTTGGAATAAACATTGATTCTACTTGTGATAAACCATTTTTAGGAATTGTTCCATCCGCTTTGCCTTTTGCTGTAGCATCTATTCCATCTTGCCATACATTAGGAAACCACTCTTCGGGAGGTTTCACATAAGGCTCTATTAAAGGTAATAGTTTATCAGCCATTTTTAATATCTTGTAAAGTACCCAGAAAAATGCATCTCGGTAAGCAGTATCTTTTACCACTAACCACAAGAAGAATTTTCCGAAAGTTCTTGTTGAGTCACGTTGCCATTTAGGTTTAAGATTATCAGCAGTAACCTCAATCAATTTATCTAACGCCTTTACTATAGGAACAGGACTGCACTTTAAATCATCGTTTCTTACAGCCTCTTTTTTCACAAGTTTTTTGCAAATAAGCCTAAGACCCATACGGAGAATTTTTTTATCCCATTCAGCGTATTCTATTCCAGGCAAAAAAATCACCGACTAACTTTAGCCTTGGCAAGCTTTTTGTTATGCTCAACAGCTTTCTTCATAGCTATTTTAGCATCTTTCTTAGCCGCTTCTCTTTTCTTTGGGTCTATTAACTTATCAAGTTCAGCCTCAAATAAAGTTGACTCATCTTTTATAGCAGTTCTTGCAGGTGCAATTTTCTTAGCTGTTACGTTTTGAAAACGCCTATTGAAATATTCTCTGTTTCTAATTCCAGATTCAATGAAAGTTTCATAGCGATACTCTACTTGAGTATTGACAGCTTGCAATGATTGAAGGTAATTTTTAATTGTCTCATCAAATATTTTTAATATTTCTTTCTTGTTGCCTTCTGGGTATGTCATAACTTTTGGTATTAATGTAAGATTAATTGGCATCTTTATTTCGCCATCTTGTATTTTCTTTCTACTCTTTTGCAATTGAGCCACAACATGCTCAAACTGTGTTTGCTGTGTCAATATTTTCGAGTAATCATTTGATGCTTCTTTAAGCTCTTCAAAATACTGAGCTTCCATTTGACTTAGTGGCATCAAACGTTGTGGTTTTTGCACTTCAACTTCTTTTGCTTTATTTTTTCTATTTCCTTTTGCCATATTATCTACCTCTTATTTATTTAAATATATTAAGTCTATTGTTCTAAACATTTTTTCATTGAACTTGTGTTCTACATCCCAAATGCTACTCCTCATAAAAGGCACGCTTGCCATTTTTCCTGACGTACTTTTATAAGTTCTTAGAGATGACACATCATCGGGCACAGGAAAATATCTAGTACCGTGTTCAATGTATATAGCATGTTTAACATCACATACAATAGCGTATCTTCCTTTGCCAAGTTGTACCCATCGAATAGCTTTTACAGCATCGCCTTTATCAACAGGGCATCTCTTTCTAGCCAAGGTGACTATCTCATCAAGCATGTTTTCAAAGTCTGTTCCATCATTAAGTCTTTTCATAAATTTTTTATTAGCAATGATGAGTTCTTTAACTCCAATAGCTTTAAGACTGAACATTCTCTTCCTGTTCTTTTAGTATTGCTTCTCCAAGGGCTTTTTCTTTTCTCACGTTTTCTTTACGCCTCTCAATCATTGCCTTGGTTGCAGCATCCAATTGAAACTGATACAAATCTTTTTTCTGTTTGTAATAATCATCTAAACTTATACCAAGTCTAGTAGCATCCGCTTTATCTGCATCTTCGCCTGTTAACTCTTCAACATTACCTTCTTTCTTTGCAACAGGTTTAGTATCAGGTTGTGTTGGAGGTTTAAGTGCTGGCAGTGGTGGAGGTAATCTAGCTTTAATTTTCTTATTTATATCCAATTCTATTTGACCTTTATTATACATATCTCTTGCCTCCTCAACATCTACAAATCCACCTACTCCTTTTGTTCCATTAAGAGCTAGGTCAGCAGACTCTACTCTCTTTAGCATAATTTCTGCTTCTGCTAATTCATCTATATAAATCGGATTCCAGCTAATCTCATATTTCCAAGTTTTACCTTTGCCTTTAAGTATTTTTTTGTACAGAGCCTCAAGAAGAGGGGTATCAACAAGCTCTTGTATATCTTTTACATCCTTGTAGTAATCTCCAAATCCTATCTCTGCTCCAGTAGTTCTACCTACTTCAATACCAGTAAGTAAATGAGTAGGCATGATAAGAGCAGCAGCAATATTCATAACTACATACTCGTAAAATGGTTTAGGGTTAATCGCAACTGGATTAACTGCTGTAATTTTTTCTTCATCCCCATGAATCCATGCACCAGGATGTTGTGCTGCTTTCTTCTCCCAATAAGCAACATCTTCTTCATTACAACCAGGAATAGCTACATCATAAATACCATGTGCAAACCATGCAAGAATTTCTCCAGCAGCTATATCAATATTCATCTTAGACTTTATAACATTTCTCAAAAGGTCAGGAGTTGAGTTTCCAAACTGATGATATGATAAGCGGTCTTTTGACATATGTACAACTCTATCAGGATGAATCCAGTAATCTTTATGATTTGTTCTATTTATAAAATGAAAGTGCATTATTTCTAAACTCTCATAATATTTCTTTTGTTTAGGATAATAATCAATCTCGTTTATACACTCACTATCCATTGCCTCTACTTTCCAAGGATAAGCACCCTCAGTAGGTTTTTCTGATAAGTTTGTAGTCTTGTCATCTTCAAAAGTAATAAGTAAATAGCCATCACCATAAATATGTGAATCTACTTTTAACTGATGCCATTTAGCTCTAAAATTATTCCTTTTCTCAAAAGCACGAATTATAGATAAATCTTCCTGTATAACATTACCTCTATCGGGCAATATAATTAACTCATGCCAAGCTCTAGTACCATCCATGCATTTCTTGCGGATTCCCTTCATCATTAGTGGAGCTTGTTCAGCAGTATTTCTCTGCTCAATAGGAGTTAGTTTTTTATGTTTAGAAAAATAACCACCATATTTCTTGTTTCCAGAACCATATTTTGTAGGAGCAGTGACATGCAGTTCCTTTCTACCTTTATCTAAATCTTCTTTTGTTGGAGCAACATAATTTTTATATAAGTCTTTTGCTCTATCTCCAAGTGTTTTCGTCATAATATCAAAATTCCCACAAGTCTCTTTTTACAATACTTAATATTCTTTTATATCCAAATGTTCTGAAATTTGTTAAAGCATATCTAAGACCGTCTAAACTATGGTCATCTTGTTTAACAGGCTCTTCTGTAGGATTATTATTTAACCTGTCTTTCTTTCGATGATATGCTGGAAACTCTATAATTAAATGATAACAATGTCTATCTACTTTTAATCTATCTTTTTGAAGTAATGAATTGATTTTTCCTATTCCGCTTTCTACATCATTATCTGCTTTTTCTATAGGAACACCAAGAAGTTTTGTTTGTACTATTAAATCTTTAGCTGATGGGTCACAATATACTTTTCTGTAGTGATATTTATTATGCAATGCAGCTATAACTTTTGACAACACATTAGTTGTTTTCTTATCTTCTTTATACCCGTCATTCCTATATTCGTGTACAACACGAACATCATTATCTTTTGTAACTCCTAAAGTAACTATGCTGCTAGGATTGGTCATACCCCAATCGACACCAGCTATGTAATATTTAAACTCATCATTTGGAAATGGCTTTTTGAAATCGCCCACATGTCTCTTATTATTGAAGCACTTGTATATCTGTCCACTATATGCTCCCCATTGACCTTTCAACATTCTATTTACCCAATCTTCATCATATGCCTCTTCCATATCTGTAATGTAAGATGGAGGCAAGAATATATTATCATAAGTACATGTATCTATATGGTTGTACTCATCATTATTCGCCTTGTTGACATAAAATCGCTGGTAAATCCAATGTGTTTCAGCACCAGGATTTGTTGTAAGCAATCCAAATGTTCTTGGCAAGTGTTTTCCTCTCAGTCTCGCCATCAACTGAGTAAATATCAATTCATCAATCTCAATAGGTTCATCAAGAATAAAAAAATCTAAGTTGTACCCTCTAATCTTCATCTCATTATCGCAAGCAAGAAAATATATTATAGACCCGTTGTAAAATTCAGCTACCATCTTTCCTTCTGATTCTACGAGCCTTCTTAGTAATTTTACAGGAACATCGTTTTTACTTAGCCTATCTTGATATTTGACTATCTCTTCTTTAAAGGTAGTAAATACGACATTCTTCAACTGAGTATAAGTTAAACATCCCATGAATCCTTTTGCACCAGGATTGTTAATACACGCTTCTATAGCTACATGAGCAGCGAACATTGTCTTGCCTGCTCCAACAGCACCAGAGTAAACAGTAAACCGATGCTTCTTAGTTGATGTAAAAGCTTCCATCTGTTTTGGAAGCAATGCTATAGGATATTCTAACTCGATAAAATTTTCCACCACGCCCACCACTTACGAGAATTACTCCTTCCACCCTTATATCCATAGAAGTATATAAGCTTTTCTATAAATATCATATGGATAAGTATATTATACATAATGAAATTGTATTTCTAGTCAGCATTTCGCCTTTTTTCGCTTTTTTCATCAAGTTGAAAATCTGAAACTCTAAAAAAAGTATGTGTTTCTCGTTATGCAGGTTTCAATATCCCTATACCGTAATAGTTATGGAAACGTTTTTAGTAAAAACGCTATACACGTTTCTCTAATAGGCTTTTTTGAAAAAGCTGCGTATCGAGAAAGTTATACTCTTGCTATGATTTTTAGTAAAATCACTTGTTGAAAAAGCTAAGGTTTATATAGGATGCCCCCTCTAATGGCGAGGGAGACTGTATTTATGACGATTGCCCAAGATAAACGGTGGAGAGCCGAATTAGAGATAATAGAAGAGGAAGGTAAAATACCATCTTCCAGAGAGATGCAGAAACTACTTTTAGATAAGAAAGGTATAAAAGTTACTCACGCTATTATTTTAAAAGACTTAAAGAAAGATTTAGAAACATTGACAGAAGCAGAATATAAGAATCAAAAAACTGGTATTATGCAGATGTTGGATGACGAGATTGATATGGCACACAAGATTGCTATGCATAGTGAAGAGGATGAAACTCGTCTTAAAGCATCGAGTGCAGTTACAAAGCTACAAAAAACTAAGTCTGATATTATGATTAAATTCAGAAAAGCTCAAGTAGAATTAAATAAAGAAGATAAACCTGTAATTAATGTTAGTATAGGAAAACCAAGAAAATATAAAGTAGGTGAGAAAAAAGATGAGAAAACTGTTGCAAAAGATATTTAATGCTGTTTTTCCTGTGTCAAGGAAAGATTATATCACCCTTGCTGAAAGATTTGTTAAAACAATGGAATCGACAACTCTTGTGTTAGAAGGCTTACAAGTAGCATCTAGTCAACAAGCTTCGATGTTAACCAGTATGGCAGAACAAGTGGCAGGATTACAAATAGTAAAAGCAGAGGAACAAGGAAAGAAAGATAAAGGTACAGTAGAAGATGTATCATTTCAATAGGTGAAAATATGCAACTAAACATAAAGAAAATAAAATGTAGCGGAAGTAGAAATGAATGGTTTTATCTTATCCCTATTGGCGATACTCATGTGGGCAATATAGGATTTGATGAAGAGAAGCTCAGAAAATTAGTCACATGGATTAAAGAAAAGAAAAACGTGTTTTGGATGGGTATGGGAGATTACTGTGAATGTATCAACTATACTGATAAAAGATTTGACCCTCAACAAGTTCCTCTTTGGCTTAGAGATAAGATGGATAACATGATTTCTAGCCAAGTTGCTAAGTTTGTAGAGATACTAGAGCCTATTAAAGACAAGTGTTTAGGATTACATGAAGGAAATCACGATAGAAAGATACGTATTACAAATCAATATGATGTAGTATATGAGATATGGCGTGCTTTTGGCATAAAAGATTTACCAATGCTTAAAGATGCAGCCATAACAAGACTACGCTTTGAGACACGTTCTGATGGTGCTGGTTCATATTCATTTGATATATTCAGTGTGCATGGAAATACTGGTGGTCGTTTAGGTGGTGCAAAGGTTAATAGATTAGAACAGCTTATAGGATTCTTTGAAGCTGATATTTACCTTATGGCTCATTCTCATATTAAATTAACAGAGAGTAAGATGCTATTATATGCTGATAGTAGAATGAATCTTAAATACAGGAAAAAAATCCTTGCTGTTACTGGTTGTTTCCTTAATGGATATACACAGGATACCACAAGTTATGTCGAAAAGATGATGTTACCGCCTACTTGTACTGGGGTCGTAAAAATTATGTTGAACCCACGAAAGAAGGACATGCATATCTCAGAGTGATATAGATGAATTGTAAACGCTGTGGATGTTATATAGGGGAATATTCAGGTCGTGGGCGACCTAAACAATACTGTGACAGTTGTTTACCAATAGACGATAGACCTCGTTTGCAGAAAACACTTGGTACAACTGACATAGATTCAAAAATGAGTAGAGACAAGAATGAGCAACCAGACTTTAAAAAGGAAGCAAATGTTGTTAAGAAAGAACTCAGAAAATTGGGGTTGCGTAAATGAAAAGAAGGGTTCGGCAAAAATCTTTGTATAATTTACATAGGTTTTCTGTAGATGTTACTTATGACATTGTAACTAAACATATAAATATAATATCAGTAATTCATAAAAAACTTGTTGATATTAGGAAGAAAAAAGAAGATGATAGGGCGTATTATCTGAAAAATACAGAACAATGTAAACAACGTTCTTCTGAACAACGAAAAATAAATAGAGAAATAGCAAGTGAAAAAAGAAAACACTGGCGGAAAAATAATCCAGAGAAAGAACGGGCGTATTACTTAAAAACGATAGCAGGGAAAAAAGATTTTGTAGATAAAATAAAAGAGAATGGTTGTGCAATTTGCGGGTATGATAGATGTGGTTCTGCATTAGATTTTCATCATGTTAATCCACAAGATAAAAAATTTAATATAGCTAGATACACTAAAGTAAATTCTGATTTGGTAGAGGAAATTGAGAAGTGTGTTTTGGTATGTAGAAACTGTCATATGGAAATAGAAATACTTAGTAAAAGGGGGAGATAGTATGCAACTGCCTAGGCAGCTTTGTGATAAAAGATTTCGCTTTATTAAAATTGTAGCTGGTACTAAAAAGCCGGTAGAAGAAGATTGGAATATGACTTATAACTATAAACATGACGACCCTGAGTTTGTGAAGTACCTTAAAACAGCAAAGGCATATGGTGTAGCATGTCGGTTTGGTAAATTAGCTATTATAGACTGTGACGAGAAAGAAGTTGCCAGTGACATATTTATGAAGCTACCAAATACCTTTACTATTAAAACTGGTTCAGGCGGAACTCACTTTTATTACATTATTAAAGGATTACGGGATAAGATTGTATTGATAGACGACAATAAGAAACATTGGGGAGAAGTTCAATATACAGGTGCTTATGCTCTTGGTGCAGGGTCTCTTCATCCAAATAAGAACTATTATGAAGTGCAGCAAGATAATAAAATTGAGACAATTACCAAAGAACGGTTAGATGAAGTTATTAAACCATATATCAAAACTAAGAAAGTATTTGTTTGTAATTCAGGTATTAACTTTCCCATTGAAGATATTGCTAAAAGTATCAAAGGATTAGATTTAAACGGTGCTGGCGAATTACAGGGCACACATCCTACACATGGAAGTGCCAAGGGAGAAAGAGGAGATAATTTCTCTATAGATGTGGAAAATAACAGGTGGCATTGTTACAGATGTGGAACAGGTGGAGATGCTATTTCACTTGTAGCTGTGCTTGAAGGAATTGTTGATTGTTCAGAATGTGATAGAGGATTTTGGAAAGACCATCCAAAGGAGTTCAAAGCAACTCTTAAAGTAGCAGAGAAAAAATATGGATATGTTAATGATACTTATAAACCGAGAGACAAGGCTAAAGAGGACACTTTAATCTTGTTTCTTGGGAAAAAACTTAATACTCAGGCAATTGTAAAGTATATCATGGGAAAATATGATTTTGTAACTGTTAAAGATTCTACAAGTCGAAAACCTCATATTTATATTTATCAAGATGGATACTATAATTTAAATGGTAATTCAGAATTAGAGAGAATTATCAAAGAGATTTTCATAAATTCTACTTGGTCGATTCATTATAGGAACGAAATCATGGAATACATCAAATCTGAGAACACAGTGGACAGAGATGAGATTCAACCTCCGAAACATTTGATTAATGTAAATAACGGTATCTATAACTTAAAAACAGACACTCTTGAGCTACATAGCAGTAAGTATTACTTTTTATACAAGATTCCTGTAGATTATAAACCTAATGCTAAAATGTCAAGGATTATGAAGTATTTTAAATCTACGTTGAAGGAAGAGTACATTACTTTATCGCAAGAAATATTTGGGTACTGTCTTTACAATGATTACCCTATTCATGGTATCTTTTACTTATATGGTACTGGTGGAAATGGTAAGGGAGTTTGGATTCACCTATTAACTTCTATGCTTGGAAAAAGTAATAAAGAGAGCAAAGAAATAAGCAGTCTTATGAATAACAGATTTGCCTCATCTTCGTTGTATGGTAAATTAGCCAACATATGCGGAGAAATGTCTGCTGGCGTTATGAAAAATACTGACATGCTAAAAAGGTTAAGTGCTGGCGATACAATTGATGCAGAATTTAAGGGGCGTGATTCATTTAGTTTTAACAATATGGCTAAGATTATCACTGCTTGCAATGAGCTTCCTGATTGTACAGATACAACAGATGGATGGTTTCAGAGACAATACATTCTGCCTTTCTTGAAAATGTTTCGAAGGACTCCAGAGGACAACACACATTTGAAAGAGCAGTTGACAAAGAACAAGAAAGAAATGGAAGGTTTACTCTTGTGGAGTCTACAAGGATTGAAACGCTTACTAAAGAAAGAACGGTTTTCCTATGATTACAATATGGGAAATAGATATATGATGTATCAGAAAAACTGTGATTACTTCATAGAAAATACATATGTTCACAAAGACTTTAGCGATTTAGTTAAAGTAGATGATATTAGAGATGCTTATGAAGAATGGTGCAAAGAAAATGATGTGCCTAAAGCTAATCCTACATTGCTGGCGAGAAAATTAGATAAAGATAGTTACTCGTTAGACCGTATTCAAGATGAAACTGGAAAATGGGTGTGGGTTAGAAGATTTTTAAAAGAAGTATAAAAGAAATAAAGGAAGTGAGATAATGGGAAGAAGCAAAAAAATTACATTCAACGGTGGTAATACACTATCTGTGGATGAAAGATACGCTATTGGTGGAAAACTAATAAAACTAATGAAAGAAATTACTGGTGCTAAAAGACTAGGCTCAGTTCAAAAAGTTACTATAACAGCAGAAGTCAATGAACATATAACAGTAGATTTAAAATTTTATATGTGATGGTGAGATAATGGGAAAATGTAGTAAATGTGGAAATAAAATTTTGTACAACGCTTTCAAGAAAATAAAAGGAGTTATTTATTGCTTGAAATGTGAATCAGAAGAGAGAATAAGCAAGAAACTAGCTGATACTGTAAGTTCTGCTAAATTAGACTTTGACGAGTTTCAAGGTGCTATGAAAGAAGTTGCTTTAGTAGTTGTCAATGAAGAAGCAGATAAAGTAAATAAAAGACTCGCTAAAGAACTAGGCGAACCTATAAAAATGACTATAGAGAAACCTAAAAAGAAACCTGGCGATTGGACAAAGACAATAAAAAAGAAACCAAGAAAAAAATCAAGGAAGGCTTAAACATGGCATGTAAAGGTTGTGGAAAAAGACAGGCTGGCATGAAATGTTGCCTATGTGGGCGAAATGTCCTTAAACCAGCTACTCCTTGGGGAAAGACTAGAAAAATCTGCTTATACTGCAAGGAAAAGCAATTAGCACTTATTCAGGAACGTTTGACTATGAACAAAAGAACTGAAACACTTATGAAGGGAAACGATTTCGTTGTCAAAGGTAAAAAGGTCAAAGGGTTAGTGAAATGAGGCTCATAGTCCACAAGATGCATGGCTGTAAGATTTGTCATAAGTGCATACAATTACTAAAGCATTGGAATATTAGATACAGGTCTGTATATGATAAACCAAGAAGGAATCGCCCATATCCTTATATCACAATTGAGCTTGAGTATGAGGAACTTGTGGATTGGATTGCAATGGAGAAAATAAAATGAAAACAATAAATTTATGTGGTGGAAGCTGTTGCCCTAAATTAATCACAACAAATAACAAGAAGCTGAAATTTGAAGTAACAGACGATTATGGTGGAGTAGTTAAGTTAACAATAGATGAAGCACGTAATCTTGCCTTGGCGATATTTAAGGAGATAGGTAAGTGACACAAGCAGAGTGCCACATATGTCAAGAGACTAGCATGGAAGTTTGGTCTAAAACATATAATGCTAAACATGAGCTTGTAGGAATAAAACTTACATGTACTAATTGTGGATGTATCAAGAGTTTCGAGAAATCAGAACCATATCGCCCATGCAATAAGCACCTAAGAACATGGAGGGCATACAAATGAGAAATTTAGAGAGAAAAGAAGCTATAGGATATGCGATTGTTAGTATTTTAGCAATTGTTACAGGTGTCTGTGGAGCTTTGGCTGTCAACTATGTGCTATAATGCATGAGGATTCACAGAGAGCATGAATGACGAACAATAGGAAGGTTGTAGATATAAAATGACACAGAAAATGAAAAATGGCTTAAACAGCCTTAAAATGAGGTATACATATAAGTTAATTCCATTGAGTGAACTAGAAACATATGAATCTGAATGGATGTCTTGTTGTAAAGGTACTGGAATTTATATACTATACTTAAAAAACAAGGTTTTGTATGTAGGTAGGAGTAACGATATAAAAAAGAGGTTGCAAGACCATTCTTATAAACATAAAGGAGTTTTCTATGATGCATTTTCAATTTTAACTGTGGAAGATGACTTAGAACAAAGAATAATGGAGCTTCTTTATATAGATTTTCTATGTCCTACATACAATAAAGGAATAAGAGGTTTTGGACTACAATAGGTAACAATACTAGGGTATGAGGTTAAATGAGCTTAAATGACGGTGTTTCAGAGACATTTATTTTTCATGTCAAACAGGACATATTCAAGGTTGTGTTGAATTTCACCAAGGGGATGTACACAGTTTACGCCCCCAATGGTAGAATCCTGATGAGAATAGAAAAATTACACGATTGGCAATTAAATAAATTGAAAAGGAAAATAACAACGTATCTGAATCGTAAGAAAACTATAACCTATGATTTTTTTAAAGGTGGAGTAATAAAATGAATTGTGCAAGATGTGGAAAAGAAATAAAAAGCTTGATTGGAACAGTAAAGCAACTAGAAGAGTAGAGGTAAATGAAAATGAAAATGATGTGTTTAGATACATTTGATGATTTCGCCATAATG